GGCATTGTTGCCGGGCGCCGCAGGGATGCCGGGCGTCGCGGATTCGCCCACCGGGATGAACGGCCCGCCGGTGCCGCCAGATCCCGGCGCGCCAACGCCGGCCGCGCCGGCGACGGAGCTGAGCGCCTCGGCAGCATCGTTCGCGGCGCTGGTGACGCGCTCTAGGGCCGTGCCGGTGTTGACCGTGTGGTTTTGCAGGAATTGATAGGCCTGCTCGACCCCGCCCTGCCCCGAGATCAGCGCCCGCACGCGAGCGTCGGCGCCTTGGAACAGCATTTCGGTGATGCGGCGGGCCCAGAGCTGGCGCACGTTTCGCGCCATCTGTTTCAGGAAATCCTGGCCGGCCGCGAGGCCGCGCTCGGGGAAGTCCACCAGCAGGTTCTCGAATGCGTCTCGAGCGGACTGCACCTGGCCGAGCACCAGCGAGGTGACGCGCTCGCGGCTGCCCAGCACGTCATTGATCGCCTGCTGCTGGTGCTCAATGTCCACCAGCGTCTGGAATTCGTCGCGGGTGAGCTCGCCCTGATCCTTTTGCAGGTTGATGGCGCGCTCTAGGGCCGCCGCCTCGGCGTCGAACCCTTGGAGCCGCAGCGCGGACACCTCCTGAAACTGCTGGGCATCCTCGATCGCCTCGCGCATCGGGCGGTGCACGCCGCGATCGATGTTCGCCGCATCCGACGCGGCCATTTCGGCGGTGTAAAGCCCGGTGCCCAGGGGGTTGGTCGCCGAGATCGCGGCCACGCCATTGACCAGCGTGCCGACCATCCGGTTGAGGTCATCGATCTGGTCCGCGGCGCGGGTGACGGCGCGGGGCTGGTCCGACCACTGGCCGAGAATGTCCCGCCGATGCTCGCCCTGCCGCTCGGCCTGCTGCTGCACCATGCGCGCATTGCGAATGAGCGCCGCCGCGGCCGAGCTCGAGGCCGTGGACATTTCATTGAGCGATGCCACCTGATCGTCATAGGTTTTCAGGATGGCGACCTGGCGGGTGAGATACTCCTGCTGGGTGAGCGTCGGTTTCTGGTTCTCGAGGGCGAGCAGGGCGGCATCGCGCTGCGCCGCGGCTTCCTGGGTCGCGTCGGCGCGGGCAACGGCGGCCTCATGGCGCTGCTGCGCCCGGGCGCCGGCCTGCGCGTGCCGCGTCGCCGCGATCTGCGCAATCTCCTGGTCATAGGTCTGGATGATCTGGACGCGCTGTTGCAGGTATTCGGAGTCCTGCAATTGGTCGCGCCGACCCTCGAGAGCCTGCAACGCCTCATCCCGCCGGCCGCGGGCCGCGATCGCCGGGTTGCTCGCGTTCGCATGCGCCCGCGCCGCGGCCTCGCGGTCGAGCTCGGTGCGCGTGCGCCGGCTGGCCGCCTGGCTGGGCGTGATGGTCCCGAGCGCAAGCGCAAGGTCGCCCTCGCGGGCCTGCCCGGTGGCCACGCGCACCGCCGCGCTCTGGCGCACCACCGCCTCGGCCTGGCTGCGCACCTCGCCGAACGTGTCCCCCAGGTCCACCAGCCGGGCGGCGAGCTGAGGAATGTGCGGCGCCAGGCGCTGCAAATCTCGCTGCAAGGCCTGGATGCCATAACCGGAGTTAGGATTGGCGAACCGATCGAGGAGCTGAGAGAGCTGGCGCTGCGCCGGCGTGGTCGGGTCCCTGAGCGGGGCGGTCCCGACACCGTACATGCCCGGTGGCGGCCCGGACTGCCCGCCGGCCATCGTGCGCAATTCGGAGATCAGGTTGCCCCGGGTGGTGCGATACTGTCCGAGGGCGCCCTCAAGGGCCTCCCCCTGCACCCGCTGGCGGGCGAGCAGCTCGAGGGCCCCGATCTGGGCATGAATGCGCCCGGTCGTTTCATCGATCATGAGGCCGAGCTGCCGCTGCGCCTCATTCAGCTGGTCCGCGGTGCGCTCGGCGTTGGATTGTGCCGTGGCCAGATAGATCAGGGCGGTGGTCGCGAGGCCAATGCCAATCACATAGGGATTGAACGTGCCGATCAGGCCCGAGATCGCGGTGCGGAAAATCCCGCTGCGCGCCGCGGTCGCCGCGGTGGTGGCGCCCACCGTGGCCGTAGCGGTCGCCACGCGGCCCTGGGCGGCCGTGAGGGCCGTGCTGGTGACCGCCAGGGCCTGGCGCTGCTGGATGAGCCCCCGGACCGCGGTTTGCTCCTCCTCGACCGCCTGGGCCATGCGGCGCGAGGACCCGGCATAGCCGGCGCCGGCATTGGGCACCGCCCGGGCAAAGTCGCCGGCCGCCACCAGGCGCTGGCGTTCGAGGAGCGCGATATTTTCCCTGAGCTGGACCTGCTCGGCCTCGAGGGCCGCCACCTCGCGCTCATGCTGGGCGAGCGCCTCGGCCGCCACCTGCGCCCGCTTAATCCCCAGCTGGGTGATGGCGGCGTGCATGATGACGGCGTTGCGGGCGCCGTTCACCAGGTCGAGGATGAAGCCGCCCAGCTTCACCGCGGCGAAGGCGACGCCCACGCCGATCGCGGCCGAGGTGAGGAACCGCAGGCTGCCGGCAGTCGCCTGGATGATGGCGGCCAGCGTGGAGGTGAAGCCGATTGCCTCATCCACCCGGCCGATCATCACGGTGAGGGTGTTGGTGAATTGCGCCGTCGCCTGCCCCAAGGTCACCGGCATGCGCGCATAGCGCTGCTCGATCTCGAGGGCGGCGCGGTCGAGGGCCTGCGCCACCACCTGCGAGGTGAGGCGGCCCTCGGCGCCCAGGGCGCGCAGCTCGCCGATCGACTTGCCCATGCCGCGGGCGATGGCGTCGGCCAGCTGGTTGGTGTTCTCGAGGATGCTGCGCAGCTCATCGCCACCAAAGCGGTTCGAGCCGAACGCCTGCGCAAACTGATAGAGGCCCGCCTCCTGGCTCTGGCGGCTGCCGCCCGAGAGAATGGCCGCCTTGCTCGCCGTCTCGGCCAGCTGGGCCGCCTGGCGCGCCGAGACGCCATATTGCTCGGCGGTCTGGCTCAGCCGAATGTAGAGGTCGGCGACGGGCTCAAGGCTGGTGCGGGCGCGGTTGGCGATGCCCACAATGTCATTCATCGCCCGGTTTACATCGGTCTGGTCCGCATAGACGCCGCGGAGCCGGCCCGAGAGCTGGGCATAATTGTTGCCCATGCTGCCCAGGACGTAGAGGCCGCCGGCGACGCCAGCGAGCCCCAGGCGGAAGCCGGTCAATTCGGTGAGGGCGCGGCCCAGGGCGGACACGCGGCCGGCAACGGGGCCGAGCGGGCCCTGCACAACGGTGAGCGAGGTGGCCAGCGAGCTCAGCGAGCGCGAGAGCAGACTCGTCTTTGCCGCGGTGGTTTCGGCCACCCGGCCCTGGGACGCGATCGAGCGCGCCGCGGTGGTCGCGGTGGTGGCCACCCGCCCATTGATCTCGGCGACCGCTCGAGACGCCTGCGCCTGCTGCTGCAAGCCCCGCGTGGCGGCCGTGCCGAGCCCGGCGGTGCCCCTGCCGCCCACCAGGCCTGCAACGGCCCTGTTCGCCTTCTCAGCCGCGCTGGTGATGTTCGAATAGGTCGAGGTCGCAATGTTTTCGAAGCGGTGCCAGGTGGCATCCACATTCGAGGGGAGCTCGGCGTTGATGTATGACGTGAACGTGGATGCTCGCGGCACGGAAATACTCCCATGTCGCGGCCGATGGCCTGCCCGATGTAACCGATCAGGCGCCGATTGGCGAGACGATCAGAACCCCTTGGCCAGCTCGCGGTCCATGTAATCCGCGATCAGGTCTGGCACCTGCCCAGAATAGGCGGCCACGATCCTATCTTTGTCGAAGCGCTTTGCCCGCCTGGTCACCCGGATGAGCACGAATGCCACCACCTCTGCAGCGGCCACCCGCGTGCGCGGCGCCCGCGGGCCGGCAGCCTTGGCCCGGTGAGTGCGCGGGTGCAGCGTCACGTTCTTGACCACCAGAAAGGCCAGGTTCGCGCTGATCGGCTTGAATTGCAGGGGGCCGATCGAGCCCACCAGCCCGGACTGCCGGTAGAGCTCGGGGGTGAGCCGCCGGCGGCCGATGACCCGCGGCACCGCGGGCGTCGCGAAGGCCAGCCATTCCTTGTTCCGGGCCCGGATGGTGACGCCCTGGGTGTACGCCTCGAGGGCCTGGCCGGCGCGGCTTTCGTCGCTGCCGCGGGCATAGATGGCCCCATAGGGCGTGGTGGGCGTCTGGCCCTTTTTCATGGATGACGTTTGCCCCACGGCGCCGGCCAGGCGGCCGAGGCCCACCGTCTGGATGCGGGCCCGGATATGCACCGCCGCGTCCGCGCTCGCCTTCTCGGTGGCGAATTGCGCGGCGCGGTACAGGGCGCGATCGTGACGCCGGCGCATGTTGGCCACCAGCGAGTGGACCGGCGGGGGTTTATTTGTCAGCCTCACCGCCCTGCGCGCCCTTCTCCTGTTCGTCGTAATACGCCCCTACCACATTCAGGCCCCAGATCAGCTGCAAAGGCTGATCGAGCATGGCGTGGCCGTCCGGGTAGGGCGGGTTATCGGCAACCTTGCGCTGCCAATAGAACGCGACGATCGAACGGTGGTCTGGACGAATTCGCAGGGCCGGCGAGGTGTGGAATTCTATTTCGTCGCCGCGTTCGTTCCAAGGGAAGCGCCAGCATCGGACTCCTCGCCGCCCGCGGTCGAACCATCGCTTTTCGACCCATTCTCGGGCGGCGAGTCGGAGTTTCCCACCTCGGCCGCCTTGAGCCCATATTGACCATCGATCTCGACAACCAGCTGCTGCCAGGCTTCGTGGCCCAGCTCCTCGCGAAAGAGCGCGGTGCACTCCTCGGTGAGGATTTCGGCCGGCGGGAAGCCCGAGCCATCGGCCGCCGGCGCGATCGCCTCGCGCTGGGTTTCGAACCCCTGCCAGCCGCGGCAGTGCAGCCGCACCAGCATCGTGCCGTTCACCTGGCTGTAGCTGGTCTGCTCGCCCAGCTTGCGGCGCACCAGCTGCGATTTCTCGATGATGGTGTCGACCTCGCGCTTGGCGCGCATCCGATCGCGCACCGAGCTGTCATGCTCGGGCATCGGGATGGGGTCGCGCTTCTTTCCGCCGTGGAATTCATCGAGGAGGCGCTGGCGCTCCTGCTCTTGCCAGAATGCCACCTTGTCCTCGAACAGCTCCTGCTGGACCCAGAACCCCTCGAGGAACAGCGCGAGCTCCTCGCCCTTCTCATCGCCGTAGAGGCTGAAACATTCCTCGAGGATGATGTTGCGGACCGTCTCGCGGGTGACCTGCACCACGCCGAGCTCGAACAGCAGCGAGCTGATCGTGTCGCGCTCAAGGCTGGTGGGCACCGCCACCATGATGATGGGCTTGACCGGCGCCTTGCCCTTTTTGCCGCCCGCCTCCCAGGCGTCCAGCTCGGCCATGTGGCGCTTTTCGATCGCAGGCGGGGTGTAGGGGCGCGGCTGTCGCGCCGTAAGCGGAAGCGTTTTGCTCATGAAGGTGTCCCTCGGGTTGCCATTGTAGCGATGGCCACCCGAGGGAGCGAACCCTTACCAGATGGTCAGCGCTGTCCGCTTATCTACATCAACCGGGAACGCATCGCCAGTGAGACTGACAAAGCCGTTGCGCGCCCCGGTGTTGAGCGGATCGATGACCACGCCGGCCACGGTGAGGCCGAACCTGTTGCCGACGCCGGCGCCCCAGGTGGACATGGCCGTCATGATCGTTTGCGCATCCTCGCGGCTCGAGAAATCGAAGTCCCCCAGATCGGCCTGGTTGAGGTCGAGATTGAGCACGCCGGTGCCGCTCATGATCTCGTAGGCATCGATGCCGTCCGCCTGGTTCTGGTTCGACGGCGCGCCCACCTCATAGGTGTTGGTCCACTTGATGCCGCCGTGGCCGAGCACCACGCGATCGAGCAGGAATTTGCCGCCCTTCGCCGGCGGGATGGGCACGGCGCGCACGGCCGCGGGCACCTGGGGCGCCGCCTCCTGCTGCACGCTGTAGAGCTTGCCCTTGAGCGACACATCGACCGCCGGGAAGCCGGTATTATATTCGTTCCCGACCGGCACGTCTTTGCCCAGCTGGGTCGGCCGGCAATCGACATAATTGTACCGCAGCTTGTCGCGCCAGACGCTCACGCTGAGCAGCGGCGGGGCGGTGGTGAGGGTGCCCTGCACATAGGTGAGCTGGGCGGGGATGGTGTATTGCGTGGCGCCAGCCGGGGCGACGCCGAGCAGCTCGGCAATGATCGCATCCTTGGTCGCGCCGAGATAGTCCACCACCAGGCTGGACCCGCCGAGCGCGCCGGCGCCGATCGCCGCGTGCTGGATGGCCACGCCGAACCAGAAATCGTCCACCGCGCTCTGGCCGGCCGCCAGGCGCAGGGCCGTGGTGGTCGAGCCGGCTTGCAGGTTCTCGATGACCGCGGCGGCCGTCCTGATCTCGGCATAGCCGGCCGACTGCATGAGCCGGCCGAACGGGAAGGCGTTGGCCAGGGGCAGGCCGCCGGCGCCGAAACCGCGCAGCGGGAAGGTGAAGCCGACCGTGCCGGTTTTGCCGAGCAGGATGCGGGGAGGCTTCCAAACGGTGCCCGTCGCGGTCGGGTCATCGGTGGTGACCGGCTCGCGGGTGTTGGTGATGTTCGACACCGCCATGAGGTCGTTGACCCCGGGCGCATTATAGACGCCGGCGCCAGCCTGGATGGTCACCCCAACGGCGACCACATTCTCACGATGATTCCACGCCATAGCGTCTTAGCTCCCTTCGCCTCTTAGCTGTCCCGACCCGAACGGCCGCCGCCCGCGGGTGCGGGCTTGTCGTCTTTCGCCTCGACCTCGGCGGCGGCAGCACCCTCGACCGGCTCCACGTCCGGTTCGCTGGACCTCGCCGCGACCGCGGCGCTCTGCCTGGTGAGGCGGTCGGCCTCGCGGTCGGCATCCTCGGCGAGCCTCGCCGCGGCGTCGCTGTCGGGGTCGAACACGCGGACATTCTCGGTGATGCCGAGCTCCTCATGCTCGCGCTGGACCAGCTTCTGGTCCGGGCGCAGCGAGCCGTCCACGAAATCCATTGTGCCGCCGGCCGCCGCGCCCTTGACCGCATCGGTGACCGCCTGGGCCCGGTCATCGGCGCTGGCGCCGGCCGCCTCATCGAGCCCCTTTTGCAGCTTCTCGCGATCGAAGCTGCCGGCGGGAAAGGAAACCGGATTGTGGATGCGGCGGGCGGCGGTCATAGATTTTCTCCTGCGGCCAAAAGCTGGTTCGGGTCCTCGATCGCAGTGCGGTATAGCACAACGATGCGGTGAATAAATCTCCCTTCGTCGGCCTCGTTATCATCGTCCGACTGCACGCCCAAATCCACGATCTCATCGGCCACCTGGTAGAAGGTGAAGCCGTCCGCGTCCTCGGCATCGGGGTCGCGCTGTTTCAGCACCATGAGCGCAGCGTTCGCGATCGCGCCGAGTCGATCGAGCCCGGTGGGGTCCAGATCGCTGTCCTCGGTTTGAAGGTCCGCATCCACCTGCATGTCCACCGCGAGCTCGCACACCCGCTCCTGCAGCGTGTGATATTGGTCATCGCCCCGCGGCTCATCCGACACCATGCGCAGCGAAATGCACGGCCGCTCCTCGACGCTGGCCCAGCGGTGCCGCGTGTGGCGCACCTTCACGTTGGCGACGCCCGACGCGCCCGCCAGGTCCGCCGCCTCGAGCACCGATTTCATGCGCATGAGAATGCGGGCGCGGGGGGTGACGGGGGCAGGCATATCAGGTCACCGCCTTTTGCAGCTCGATGATCCAATAGCGGCCCTTGGTCGAGCGCGTCCAATTCTCGGGCCGCCACTTTGTCCCTGCCGGCGCGTCCAGCTGGGGGGCGATGAAGCGCATGGCGTGCGCGGGCGTCGGGATCTTGGAACGGGCGACTTTCAGCCGCGGCCGGTCGGTGAGCGGATCGATCGCCGAGAAGTCCACGCCGGGGTCCTCGGGATTGACGAAAACCTGCATGTCGGTGAACGGCGCGCCGCCGCCAGGCGAGAATTGAACGGTGTCGCCCAGCATTTCGTCCACGTCATCATCGGTGGATGCAATGTCGGTCGACCAATCGCTCATGGACCTATCCTAGAAACGGCAGAGCCGGCCGGCAATGGCACCGGCCGGCTCTCCCGCGACGTGAGCCGTGGGGCGGCGCCTCAGCTCTCGGGAGCGTCGGCACCAGCCTGGTTGGCACCCTCGGCGCCGGCGGCGGGCTTGCTGCCCCCCGCGGCGCCGCCAGCGGCCTTCTTGGAACGGTTGCGCACGCGCTTGCGGCCGGCGGCAGGCGTCTTGGCGCCTGGCTGCACGCGGTTCGCCGGCGGCGCCCTGCGGCGGCCAGGCGCGCCCTCGGCGTTGGCGCCGTCGAGCGGGGCGGCGTCATCGTCGCCGTCGCCACCACGGTCGGGGAGCCGGTCGGCACCGCCCAGAGGATCGCGCCGAAAGGCAGTCGTGTCCCGGCTGTCGGCGCCCGAGACGCTGGGGCCGCCGGCATTGTCCGCGTCGAGGGAGCGGCGAAGGCGCCGGGCCGCGGCGCGCTCGATCGTGCCGCCGCGCTGGCCGGTGGCGCCATCGTCCTCGCCGCCGTCCTCGGCCTCGGCCTCGGCCTCCTGGCGCAGCGTGTCCTCGGGGTCCTCGCCCTCGATGCGCCCGACGCCGGCCTTGACCAGCTGGACGGCAATCTTGCGGTCCAGTTCGAGCTCGGCCGCGTCCGGGTCATCGGGGTTGGTGTGGACATTGTAGCGCGCATTCTCGCCGCGAACCGTGGTGTTCGCGAGAGCCGTCGCAATCAGAGTGACCATCACGCGCTTTGCCATTCTTTCCTCCTGAGCCTGTCGGCCGACTATGCGCCCACCCGCGCCTTCATGAGCGCCTGCGGCGCCTTCATGGCATAGAGCGGGTACGAGCGGACGTACACGTCCACCCATTCGTTCATGTTGATGCGGTTGTCGGGCGACACCACGGAATAGAGCTCGCGGCCGAGCGCGCCGACCTCCTCCCAATCCTCGCCGGGGGCGAGGAATTCGAAGAAGGTATCGCGGGCGCCGACCGGGAAGAAGCGCGCCTTGGTCGGCGCAATCTCGAGCTCCTCATAATCCTCGCCGTACCAATTCTCGAACGTGATGCCGGCGAAGGTGAAGGTGCCCCAGGCGGTGGGGTCGCGCAGCTGCGCGGCGGCGGCGGTGTTCAGATAGGTCTGGCGCACCTCATCGTGATTGATGAGCGCGTTCCAGAAATCGTCGCCGACGAATGCGTGCACGCGGGTGCCGGTGGTCCAGCGGCCCTTGAGGGCGCGGCGCATCGGGCGCGTGATGAGGGCCTCGAGCTTGGCCCGCAGCTGGCCGACCGGGGTTGCGGCGATGTTGAGTCCGATCTCGGCCGGCTCGGGAATGTCGAACAGGTCGAAATAGTCGGCGACGATCGACACGCCATCGGCGTCGAGCACCTTGCCTTGGAGCGCGCCGAACATGTGCGCTTCCTTGGTGAGGTTGATGCGATCGATCAGGTCGCCCTGGCGTTCCGTCACCAGGTCATTGGCATTGTCGAGCCTGATCTGGAACGGCAGCACAGGGCTGAGCAGGTTGGCGACCTCGCGGGCGGTGATGCGATCGCGCATGGCCAGCCGCGGGGTTTCGATCTGCAAGGCGCCGCGGACCTGCCGGCTCGGCAGGTTCTCGGGGGTGCCGCGCTCGCTGGTGGGCACCAGCTCAAGGGTCTTATCCTTCTTGATGAAGGTGACCGTCTCGGTGCGGATCGGCTTGCGGATGAACCAGCCGCGATCCATGAGCTCGGTGGGGACATAATCCACATCGCCGATCATGTCCGTCATGGTGGTGGCGCGGAAATCGTCCGTGCGAAAAATATCAAGAGCCAGTTCGTCCATCGCTGCATTCCCCGTCATGGTTACTCAGCGGCGATGGCCTTACCGCTTGATATTTTCGCTCCTAGTACCGGACCAACACGCCCTGCTCGGCCAGCTGGGCCTCGGCCGTCGCCTGCTGGTCCGAGGTGATGCCATCGGGCCAGAAAATCTTGTGGCCGTTGACCTCGCAATCGCGGACGTGCGCGGACGTGCGGACGTGGCCCACCGGGTCGGTGGGGTCCTCGGTGGGCGCCAGCAAGGCAGCCGCAACCTGCGAACCATCCGTGGCGGCGGGGTCGAGCGGCTTGTAGCGCCCGTTGCCTTCCGCATAGCCGACCGTGATGGTGAAGCTGTCGTCGACGTCGAAGTCCACGCCGCCGTCATTGAGGGTGAAATTGACGCGGCCATTGTAGGCGACGCCGACCGTGCCGCGGCCGTCCAAGGTGCCGTCCGGGCGCTCGACGCGGAAATCGCCGGCGTTGGCGGCTTCCTCATCGATGATGACGCGATAGACGCCCGGGTCCACGTTCGCGTCGGCGGTCGGCAGCGCGGCGAAGGTGCCGGTGCCGGTGTTGCCCGCTGCAGGGGCGGCCACGATCGCGGCAGCGGCGCCGCGAGTGATTTTGCCGAGGACGGTGCCGGCCAGGATGCGCTCGGCCGGGGCGTCGAGAAGGATTTGCTCACGGCTGCGACGGCCCTGAGCCTCGCTGATGACGTGCTCCTCATCGCGAATGCTGGTGAAAGTCTTGGTCCGAGCGGCCATCTTCTACTCCTCCTGCCCCTGCGCGGCTTTGCGGGTGCGCGGACCCTGGCGGCTTTTGACACCGCCCGGCACCGTGCGATTGTGGCGAGCGATGGCCCGCTTGCGCGAGGCGGCGCCGGCGTCCTTTTCGGCGCCATCCGCGTTCGCGTTGCCGCGCAGATTGTGCTGCGGCGTGCGGCTGAGCAGCTCGAGGGCCGCCGTGTTCTGGTCCTGGGGCATCCGCGGCAGCATGCCGATGATGCGCTCGGCCGGGAAGTCATCGATCAGCAGCGCGGTGGCCGCCTCGGTGCGGGTCGCGGCCGGATCGCTCGAAAGCACCTGCGCCCAGCGCCGGCGCTCGGCGTTCACGCCATGCGCAAACTGCGGGTGATTCGCGTCGGCCGCGGGGCGCTGATTGCCCCCGCCCTGGTTGCCCTGGTTGCCGCCCTGATCCTGGCCGCCCTGATCCTCGCCACCGTCCTGGCCGCCCTGATCGTCGCCGCCCTGGTCCTCGCCGCCGCCCTGGTCCTCGCCGCCCTGGTCCTCGCCGCCTTGATC